TTACCGTTTCATCTTGAATTAAAAAAGACACCTGACTGGAACATCCCGGCAAGAAACAGGCCAATCCCGCCTGTAAAAAATTATCCTTGAGGTGGGCGTCAAACAACCAAGCTTTTTCGCAAACGCTTTTTAATAGCTTCATTCAGAGATAAGCCTGCCTATTTCAACGTCTGGAATAGTAATTCTATATTGGCCATACACCACGTCCATCTCAGGCGTGAAGGAAAATCTGGCATCTGGAAAGCGCCTAGAAATTCGCTCTGCGGCTGCCGAAAGAGCCGTGGAATTGGTGGTGTAGTTGACAAGTACAACTTTCCATTCTTTTCGCTGCTGAAAGGTGCCTACGCCAGGCCTGGGCGAAAGTGATGGGAACTCTTCAATAGTCACCTCTAGCCCCGTGGCTTTCCATTCTCCTGGCACACCTTGTCTTCCTACTACATACAACGATGGGACTTGCGTGCCGTTGAGCGGCGTGTATGAGCCAATAAGATTGGGCTCTGCCCCCAGCAGTTCGCTAATGGTTTCACGCAGTTGAGAAATGTTCATAGCCCCATGCTAAGAAAGAAAAAGCCTCCCGCAGGGGAGGCTAAATGAACTATGGAGAAGAGAATTACGAGTTGGGAGCGGTCGGAATGATGCTGCCAGTCTCTTCAGCGTTTTGGTGGATGCCAATGCGGCCACGACTGGCCAAATCAAAAGTAACTTCCACGAGGTTGTCCGCAGGATAGCTCTCGTTATAGTTCATCACGCAAGCGGCAAAAGCCACGCGATCGTAATAGTAGGTGTTACCCGAAGCGCCGAGTTGCTTGTTAATTTCGACATACACTTCGTGATTCTTATCGTACCGTGAAGCGCTAATTGCCTGAAAAGCTTCGTCAAAGCTATTAGGAATGAAGACGGTGCCGTCAACATCCTTTTGGAAATAAGAAGTGATAGAAGCAGTGGCTTGGCTGGTAACGATCACGCTATCAGCGAAACCGCCGCCACCCAGCACGTAAAATTCTGTGTTGCCATCGTTGAAGGCAACGGAAGCGGTGGTGGCTGCCTGCAGCGTGTAGAGAGTAGGGGCGCCACTGACGGTGAAGGTCGCGCCGCTCTGCGTGATCACTGGGCGGGTGGTGCCAGTGATGGAGCCAACACGAACAATAACGTCTTGGCTCTTAACCAATTCTGTGGGGTGGTAGAGCATGATAATGCCTCAATGGAGAGAGAAAGTGGTCGAGCGTCAGACGTTCTGTACGCTTCCTTTGCCAACTAGTCTAAAAATTCCTCTAATTGGCGTGCCCAGAAATTGCCAATAATGCTCGGCAATTTGTTCGTTGGGTAATAGCTCAAACCGTCCTTCTCTTCCATTGATAGTGGCAGCAGCGGAGCTACCAGGAGCGACACCAGAAAAGGCCAAAGGATTGGTCAATCGTCCCTCCATGTAAACAGCCGTATTATCTGCACCAAGCAAATAATCGTACTGTGGGTTCCGCTTTTGCTTCAACGTGGCATAGTATGTGACGCCCGAAGACATTGGCACATAATTACCAGTTTCTTGATCAACGGCATAGCCAGAAGCTACTGACCACACAAGAGTGGCATTAGCTAAAGGCAGGAGACCGTTGCTCATACGACGAAGCCAATAGAAGAAGAACCAGCTACGGTTTGAAGCATTCGTTTGAACTCTTGGCCATATTGTGTGGCATCGAGTCCTTCGCCATAGACTTTGCCCTCAGTAGCACCAATTTGGATGCCCATTTGAGCGAGTTGAATGGCAATAATATGAGCCGCGAGGTGTTTAACTGCCCTATCGGTTTGATCACCAAACACGTCAGCCGAAGCATCGGCAGTCGCTTCAGTGATCGCCCCGTTCACGATTCCCGATGGGTGGGGAGTGAACTCAGGGAAGCGGTCTAGAAAGTTTGCATAGGTGACAGCCATGATTAAGCCTTTCCAGTGCGAATAGCTTCTAGACGCTTGTTGATGGCATTGCGAACACGCACTCGCCCTTCAATCTTCTTCCAATCGCCCAATTGCTCGGTGTCATGGATAAGTTCGACGGTACGAATGGCTTCAACGAGAGGAAGCTGGGAAAGAGTGCGAACGTCCTGCGGAATGGTTTCTACAGTCAGTTGCTCTTTAAGCTCTTCGATTGCGCCAATGGCCATAAGGCGTTTGACGGTTTTATTCTCGCGAGCTACCTTCCATTGACCCTCTGGCACTTCCTGGTTAAGTCCTGGAGTGAGTTGGATCATGCCTCCTTCGGTGATAATGCCGAAGCCACCTTCACGCGGCGGATTTTCAAGTTCGGGGCGATAAGCAATGAGCATTTTGTTCAAAAGAACTGATGATTAGCTTAACGCCCCTCCCTTAACTACGCTCAAGCCGATTGCTGAACGTAAATGACGCTCTTGGGATAGTACAGAGCGACGCCACCCACACGGGCATGAGCAGGAACAATGAATTCCAGACCACGCTGCTGGGGCGGGAACAGTTCAAGCGGCTGAGGGATGTGCAGTTGCACTTTCTCGGGATCACGCTTGTACACCACCATCCGATTGGTGTTGAGGGCGCTATTAGCAGCGTCAAGCTGGTTGATAGGCTCAACGTTGCGGATGTAGGGGTTGGTGCGCAGGAAATACTCCAGCACGGTCACGTCCGACGAATCGGAATTGCGACGGGTGGAGATTTCACGGTAATCTTCCCAAGCCATCAGAATGGTGTCGGGCTGCTCCTTCATCTTGGAAGCGTTGATGATGGCAGTCACGCCATAGTTCAACAGATCCAGCATTTCCTGAGCGGTGGTGCCACTATCGGTGAACCACTTGTCAGCCGTAACCACGTCAACGGTGGAGTTGTTGAAGAAACCAGCCAGAGCCACGGACGACTCACCGAAGAAGGCCACTTCCTCGACTTTCTCTTCATAGGCGCGACGCACGGCAGCAGCGCGGCGCTGCTCCAGAGCGATGTTGGCCATTTGAGCAGCACGCAGCTCTTGAACGGTGTAACCGAAGCTGCCACCGAACGAACGGATGTTGATGCTCTTTTCCACCTGGCTGATGTCGGCACGGGGCAGATCATCGGCAGCGTCCGCAATCAGCTTGAACTCACCAGTGGAGTCCATGATGCGGTAGGTGAAAGTTTGGGCGCCAGGACCGGCTTCGCTGGTCACAGGCAGAATGGTCGGGTATTTGATGTCAGCGTACTGAACTTCAAACACCTGGGGGCGGATAAACTCAAGCTGACGCTCAAGAAAGAGCCCAGCTTCATCCATACGGAAATCAGACATTGGAGGGCCTCCTATCAAGTGTCAGCGGTGAGGGTGAACGAAGGACCGTTCAGCTCAACAATCGCCAGGCCAGAGCCGGTAACGGAAGTGAGATAACGGGCATTCGACAGAATGGCGCTCTTGTTAGCAATGGCAGTACCAGTGAACTGGCCAGCATACTTAACGCCGGTAGCGGTGTGGATGACACGCACTGCAGTGGCAGGGGTGCAGTCGCCGTGAACATACACAGCAACAGCGCCTTCGTTAGCCACGTTCAGCACTTGCTCATCCTTCACACCAGGACGGCTGTTGGAGTCAACAGCAGTTTCATCCACATAGGTGAGGACGTTCACGCCGACAACGGTTTCACCCGTGCCGCCGAGAGTCTTGGCAGAGTTATCGACGGTGCCGCCGCTTGCATAGGCGACCACGTTACCGAAGGCCAGCACAGCCCCGGTCTCGTTGATGTAGGTGCCAATTGTGTTGTCGCGAATGTCGGACAGTTGACCCTCCAGCAGCGCGGTGAGCGCGAGAGCGTAGCTCTGTTGCACGCCACCTGCAGTAGGGGAGCCCGAAGCAGTAAAGGTTACGGCCATGGATCAGCGCTCCTTAGAGACGGAGAGAGGGTTTTTCCAAGCGTTCTGCAGCTTTTCCATGTAGGAAGAAGGAGCAGAAGCAGGGGTGGCGATGGAAGCAACGGCTTTGCGCAGCTCATCGGTGGTGGCGGAGTCGCTACGGGGAGCAACTTCAGCCAGGGTGTCAAACATGGCGCTCACATAATCATCGGAACGCTCCGACAGATCAGCAGAATCGCCACGGACGGCCTTGATCGAAGCTTCCATGATTTCACGAGCAGTTTTGCCAGCAAAATCAAAGGCAGAATCAAGGGAAGGACGAGCTTTATCAATCAGAGCAATGCGCTCTTCGACGAGGCTGTCCACATTCACTTGCTGAGCAGCTTCCAGGTCGGCCTTAACAGCTTCCAGTTCCTGCTCAAGGGCATCAGCGCGGCCTTCGGCAGCGTCCATTTTGCCCTTCATTTCCTTCTCCATGGCGTCCATTTCTTCCTTCATTTGGGAAGCCTCGGACATCATGGCGTCGTACTTTTTCTTCATGTCCTCGTAGGACATCTTGGCGTCTTCGCGTTCTTTAGTGATCGCTAGAGCAACGCTCTCGCTCACTTCAAACTCGGCGCCATCAAAATTGACTTTTGCAGTCATAGATGGTTCCTCAATAGTGGGAATCAGTGAAGGATCAGCAGCATCTAGACGATCTAGATGAAGCTTCACTTGCGGGCCTGCGCGGCCCCGACGAACAACGGCAACGTGATTACCATTAATGGCACGTTGAATGCCATCGTAGTTCTCGCCACCGTCAGTCACGCCAGGCGTGGGATCGTAATCGACCCTGTAGCCAGCGCTGACCTCCTTGGCATCACCCCGCATGATCTTATCAATAGCTTCTTGGTCAGTAATAGTCATGACAGCACGAACAAAGCCGTTGTCATAAACAATTTCTGAACCAGTGAAGCCCACTTGATAGTCCCTTGTGTTGGCGCTATCAAGCAAAACGGGAGGATGTTCAAAGGTGATTGCTTTGCCCGCAAATGAGGCCAAGCTTTCGGGAGACGCCACTTCTGCTTCTGGACGATATTCGCGCCGAATTGAACCGTCCGCATCGGTGTACATTTGTACACCAGTGCGAGCAATGGTTGCCCAAGCACGAAGATAACCTTCAGGGGTCATTTCGTACTTATCAATGGGCGCTACATCGTAGCGGAAGCATGTGTCGCTCATATATTAAAAATAACAAAAATTATGAGCTAAACTACGATTCTTGTTCCATAGGCGAAACAGAGTGCATCGACTTTTTAACGATTCAGCCAGCGCCTTGCGAATGCCTCATTTCCAGCGGAAATTGTTAGTGGCTCAACGAATGAAGGAAGCTCGCTTGCATAGCGGAATGACGCAGCGAGATATTGCTAGGGAGCTTCACATTGGAGCTGCCACTTACTGCCGCATGGAGCGCGGAGAAAGCGAGCCCTCTGCAGTGCAAATTGCAACGCTCAGCGGACTTTATGGGGTGACGGTGCTATGGCTACTTGGACTTCCAAACTTTGTGGTTAGCACTAATCAATCTTCGTCGTCATCGTCATCTTGAAGATCTTCAAGCTGATTCTCAATGCCAGTCATGACATAAGACTTTGCAATGGCTTCGGCCTCGAACACCAGCATCTTCACTGGTTGAAAATGTTCGTCAGGCTTTTCATAGCTATTGACGACAAAAATATGGGTTTCGTCAAGGCGCCCGTTTTTGAAATGCTGCTCCTCAACAAGCCGCCAGTGTGAAGTGTTGCGATGCTCATGAGCCGAAAGAATCGCAAGCGCCTTCATCACGCCAATTCCATCCTCTTCTTCTTCAATCACCCGTACATACTCGCTCATGACGATTTTTTGCGACTTTCAACCATCTTAATAATTCGATTGGCCCACGCCCTGCCCGCGTCGCCTCCCCACAGAAGCCAAGCAATGTAGCCAGCATCGTCTTCCCCGCCGCTCTTGTTTTTCTCGTGGCGAGAAAAGAAGGCTGACATCCGCTTAATGGTGGCATAACTAATATTGCTTCCGCCCGCCAGGTCACCAGCACGCGCCACGCCACTGCCAATGCCCTGCTTGCCCGCCTCTTGGGTGGTCAAACCACCCTTGCCATGCTTCTTGCGCAGCTCTAAGCCGCGACGTGCGGCAGCCCTTACAGCGGCAGGAGGGGAGAAACTCTCAGCGTCCCCCCTCAGCTCTTTTTTTTATTTTTTGCGATGGTTTTTAGGTAGCCCCTGCAACGCGCCTCACCAGCGCTTTCGTCCATCTCCTCTTGACCTTCCTCTTCCTCCTCTTCTCCAATTAGCTCCTTGAAAAAGCCCATGTAATACTCATCACTCTTGTCCTTTTTGGGCTTGCGCGTCATGCCAGCCTCGGAAAGAGCAATGGCAAGAGCTTGCTGAGGGCTCTTGACGGGCTCTCCACTGCTGCTTTTAAGTTTGCCAGCTTTGAATTCACGCATTACTTTTGCGATTTTGGCCTGTTTTTGCTTCTTGGTCATTGTCCTATGGGAAGAAATTAATGGGCGCTGTTTCAATATTAACGCCTGGCCACACCTTGTCTCGATGCAAAACCAAAGCGGTCATAATGCGCTCAGACAAAAAAGAAATATAACGACAGTTATATCCCTCGATTTGCTTAATCTGCTCTTGATAGTTATCCCAAATTGGCCACATGCAATCAAGAAGTGTTTGCATGATTTCGCAATAGTTTGCGTGGTGTCCCCTGGCCATAATATGACCAAAGAAAACATTTTGATTAAAAGCGCGTTCTAGATCATCTTTTGAAATTGGCATGAAGCCTTTTTCAGCCGCCCACAAGGCAGCATCAATACCATTCATGCCTTCATGCCCTTCGCGGTACTGGCGAGCAATAGAAAAAGGAAAATTGACCGGCTCTGGAATGTAAACAGTGTCTTCTCGCGAAGGCTCTAACGTCTCGTCGCTCCATTGTCTTCGGTATTGAGCATTGCCAATGAATTCATCGGTGGCATTATTGATAAGCCAATAAATGCCAGTCAGCTCTGACCACCACTTGTTGTAAGTG